CAGGAGAAAATTACAGACCAGCAACTCGTAGATTACCTAGCTGCTGATTTAGAGGAGAAGAGTGGCAATAGACTAGGTGAACTTAAACTGGCATTTGAATTAAAGGGTGAGCTAAGTAATAAGGTAGACCTTAATGTTAATCAAGAAGTTGATAAGCAGCTTATTATCATGAAACAAATCATAGACAATGCCAATAGAGAAGAAGACAACTAAAGTAGATATAGGTGCTTTTAGTCAGATATTTAAAACATTTGACCAAGAGTCTGGTGAATACAAACCTGTTATCCTAAGTAAAGGACAACAAGACATATTCGAGACTATCGTCACCAGAAGCCATGATAGGGTCCATTGTATGACACCTACACAGTATGGTAAGTCATTTACTGTCGCTGCTGCTGTATGTGTTAGATATGCTACACACCCAGAGAAGTGGGCTATTATTGCTCCTAGTACCGATAAGGCTATGATTATCATGAGACAGATAATTGAGAACTTCACTAATTGTAAACCTCTCCGTTACCTGTTAGACATGGAAGAAAAACGGAAGGACAAACTAAGACGAGAGATTTCTAAGAAAAGAATTGTATTAAGAAATGGGGCAGAGATATTTGTACTTAGTGCTGATAGCAACAATAAAGCAGCTGCTGGTGAGACTCTTATGGGTTTCGGTGCTCCTAACATTATACTGGATGAGTCGTCGCTAATAGATGATGATATATACTCAAAGGTAAAGAGAATGCTGGGGGGTCATAAGGATAACTTCATATTTGAGATAGGGAACCCTTTCAAACGAAATCATTTTTTAAGAAGTTCACACAGTCCTTACTACAAGAAGATTATCATTAACTGGCAACAAGCAGTAGATGAAGGAAGACTTCAGATGAAGTTTATAGATGAGATGAGAAAGGAAGCCTTCTTCAATGTATTATACGATGTAGAGTTTCCAGAAGAAGATTCAGTTGACCAAGATGGTTGGTCTACGCTAGTAACAGAAGAACAAATAAAGAACTGCTTTAGAGCACAACCACCTGACTCATTCGGAGAAAGAAGAATTGGATTAGATATAGCTAGGAGTGGTGGTAACTTCAATGTCTGGGTATTACGTACAGGAAACTATGCCAAGGTAATAGCCAAGACAGTAACCAACAACTTAATGGAAGTAGTTGGTATGACAAGGAAGTTCGCAGAAGAATACGATGTAGAAGAGAACAATATATTTATAGATGCTACAGGAATTGGAGCAGGAGTATACGATAGATTCCTAGAACTCGGCTGGAATGTAGAAGGCATCAATATGGCACAGAGTGCATACGATAAGGATAAGTACATTAATATAAGAGCTGAAGCCTATTTCAGACTACGCAAGTGGTTACTAGATGGAGCTATGCTCGAAAAATCAGATGAGTTCTTTGAACTCTCAGACATAAAGTTTAAGGTCAGAGACTCATCTGGTAAACTAAAAATAATAGATAAGATAACACTTGGTAAAAGGGGAATCCCTTCTCCTGATGTAGCTGATGCTTTGATGCTAACATTCGGTAGAGAGGATGAACAAGGTAACCACCTTACGAATTTTGCTAACAGGATGAAGAAGCCTGTAAAACTAAAAACAACTTACTTATAATAAAATGGATTACGAACACTTAATTGGTTCATTATCACAAAACCTAGAAGGTTTCGAACTTCCTGTTTCAATAACAGAAGGTTATGATTTTGACCAGAAGAACAACATAAAGAAAATAGAACTTTATCGTGCTTCTAGGTTTGAATCTGGTGAGTGGGACTCACAGGGGAATAGAAAATATTTCTTCAATATTATCAATCCTCAATGTGGTAATTCAACCAAGAACATAGACATAGACAGAAGAGATATTCGTGTCAGAGCTTTAAGGGCTAAGGACAGAATAAAAGCTATGCTCTATACAGACGAACTTAAATACTGGATGCGTAAAGAAAAGTTTGGTGTATTGTTAAACAAGCTTTCAGAGAACTTACCTATCTATGGTAGTGAAGTCTTTAAGAAGGTTGGTAAGACAATCGTTAGAAGACCTTTGCGTTACTTAAAGTTTGACCCAGCAATATCTAACTCACCAAATAACTTTGATATTCAATCTCCTTACTTGATAGATGAACATTCATTTACCGCCAAGGAACTAGAAGATATGGTAGAGAATGGTTGGGATAAAGAAGCTGTTGCTGATGTAGCAGAGAGAATGAGACTAGCTAAACAGCATGACATTACTATCTATGAATACTACGCTGAAATACCTAAGAGTGAAGCTGGACTAGAAGGAGAAGGTTGGACAATGTCTGTATCTTATATTGCTGCTAGTGATACTCTAGTAAAGAAGAAGATGACTAAAGGAACTGCATTTAACTTTATGAAAGTTTTATATGTTGCTCCTGTAAAATCTATTCCTTACAAGAAGGTAGACTATCTAACAATAGAAGGTAGAGCACAAGGACTAGGTATCGGAGAAATGTTATTCCCACTACAGGAGAGAAGAAATGAAATGGGAAACCAGAAAGCTGCTGCAATGAGAATTGCCAGTAAGACTATCCTACAAACAAGAGACAAGAAAGTAGAAGGAAATATATTAGATGAACTTGATAATGGAGACATCATCAAAGTAGATTCTGAAATCACACAAATCGCTACCGAGGAAAGAAACCTTGGAGCTTACGCACAGGAAGAGAACAACATCATCAAGGACACTAGAGACAACGCTAACGCTCAGGAAATCCTTACTGGTGAATCTCTACCAAGCAGAACTCCATTTAGACTAGGTGTTCTTCAACAACAGAACGCTGCAAAACTATTCGACTTCATTCGTGAGAACATTGGTATGTTCCTAGAAGAGGTTATAGTTGAATGGGTATTACCTGAATTTGAAAAGGATGTAAACAAAGAACATATCTTTGGAGTCTATAGCAGGGACACCTTAAAGGCAATAATGAAAGAACACAACAACTACAGGATTAACGAAGCTATAAAGAAATATGTAATAGGCAATGGTAAGTTCCCTAGTGAAGAAGAGTTACTAATACTAGAGGAATCTCTTAACAGTCAGATAGGCGATAGTAAATTCGTAAAGGTAGTTAAAGATTACTTTAAAGACTTCGACAAGGACTTAGACATCGACATTACTGGTGAGAAACATGACTCTGCACAACAGGTAGAAACATTAAACAACTTGTTAATGTTGATAGCTCAGAACCCAGCAGTCATTCAAGACCCAACACTAGCTCCTATCTTAGACCAAATATTAGAACTAACAGGTATAGCACCTAACGTATTAAACACTAATAAGGGAGCAGCAGTAGCACCTACAGCAGCCGCACAAGCAACTGGAGTAGGAACAGCTAACGCAGGTTCAACACCAATAGCACAATAATATGAGAAACCAATTTCTAAAATCATTTAGTAAAACAGAACTGGCAGACCAACTGGTTGAGCTAGTTCTACAACCAGAACTCGACACTATTAAGAATGTTTTAGAAGACGCTACAGAAGAATATGCTGACGCTACAAACGGGGAAAGATATATAGGCAAGAAGATTGCAGCTACAATAGTACAATCTTTAATAGATGACATTCTATATCACAAAAACAACAAGCCTAAAGTCAAAGACCCTAAAGACCAAATGAATTAAAAATGATGGAGAGGCACTCCATTCAAAAACGGCACTAGCTAAACTGGGGCTATTAATCCAGATAACCAAAAACTTATGTCAGAAGACAAAAGCAAAGGTACAGAAGACATCACTGACGATGTACAAGAGGAAGATTCCACTGACGGGTCAGAAGTTTCTATTGAAACTCTACAGGTTCAAAAGCGTAAAGCATTAGAGCAACGTGATAAAGAACGTGCAGAAAAAGAAGAACTTCTAAAGAAGTTAGCAGAGGTTTCTAATAAACCAGAAACTAAACCTACTTCACAACCCAACAATGACGAGTATGTTACTCGCCTAGATAGAATTGAGTTCGCTCAATCTCATCCTGAACTGGGTGCTGACGTAGTACAAGAGGTGTTAGACTTAGCTAAATCTAAAGGTATTAAAGCAGAAGATGCTCTCGAGCTTCCAATGGTTAAGACCTACGTAGATTCAGTTAAAGCTGATAGGGCGGTTGCTTATGCAACACCTACAGGTGGTCGTTCACCAAGAGTACAACCTAAGAAACCAGTGAATGAAATGAGTAGAGAAGAACGCATGGAACATCTTAAAAAACTTGTTGGGTAATTTATAAACCTAACAACACAATTTTATGGCATTACCAACAGGCGTAATGACCACTACAACTTTAGCAGAAGTGATTCCAGAACTATGGAATGGTTCAGCTTTGAACGACTTCTATCGTGCTAACTTAGTAGCTGGTAATTTTTTCACAGACTATTCAGATGTATTTCAAGCAGGTGGCGACATTTTGCATGTTCCTACATTAACAACTTTCTCAGCAACAGCAGTATCATTTGGTACAGCAGTAGCTTTGAATGACGATGGTATCAGTGGTTCAGTAACTTTAACTGTAGACCAATGGTACGAAGCATCAGCAATGATTTCAGATAGAGACGCTAAGCAAATGTTGCAAGCATATTCTCTACAAGAGAAATTCATGGCTAACCTAGCCTACGCTGCTGCTGCAAGTTTAGAAGATGCTATCATGGCTTTGTTTGATAATTTCGCACAAACCACTGGTACATCCGCAGCTGGAGTCGCTGACTCCAACATTAGAGCCGCTATCCTATTCTTGGATGACGCTAATGTACCAGAAGAAGGCAGAGCTTTCTTTTTCAATCCAAGAGCTGTATGGACAGACCTTATGGCTATCGATAAGTTTACTTTGGTAAACGAAACTCCAGGTGGAGACCCAGTTATGAAAGGTTTCAGAGGCTACCTATATGGTATTCCTGTATATGTTTCTTCAAGAATCCCTGAAGCAACTGGACACGCAACTAACTGTTTGGCACACAAAGACGCTATCATTCATGCTAGTGGTCTAATGAGAGTACAAACACAGTATTTACAAGAATACTTAGGTACTCTAGTAACTGCTGACATACTATATGGCGTAATCGAAAATAGAGACACAAGTGGTGTTTATATTAAGACTGCTGCTTAATAGTAGTTTAGAATAAGATTTATTTAATAAAATAATTCCTTTGTCCCCATACCATTCAGTTGGGGATAAAGAATGGAAGGGAATTAATAATATGGGAATAGTAGTAGCACCAAGTGGAGAGATGAATAGAATTAAACAATTCATAGGATATGACCCAAGAACACAAAAGAATCATCAAGTTCCCCAAGTCTCCAACGAGAGCGAGAGTGGAGTCAGCAAGGCTCCAGCAGGAGAAGGAGGAGAAAAGGAAGTACAGAAAGGAGAAGAATAGATATGTCTAGGGCATATTTCTTCTCATCTGCTTATCAGGGTTGTAGTTATTTGAGATGTTTGCTCCCACAATTACATGGGGGTTATGACGGCTCAGTATCTTCCTTATATGGTTCATTAAAACATCCAGATGAAATATTGCGTAAAGCTAAGATGGCTGACATAGCAGTATTCCATAGACCAGATAGAACAGACAGCCATAAAGTAGCAGCCCTACTTAAGACTATGGGAAAGAAGATTGTCTTTGACAATGACGACACATTTAAACTATCAAAGGGTAATCCATTCTTTGAAAAGAATATGTTAGAGAATACTAAGAATGAAGAGAAATATGGAAACATACTAGATAACTTTATCTTTAATTCTGACGCTGTTATAACAACAACTGAGTTTCTAGCTAAAGAGTACAGAGAGTTAAATGATAATGTTCATGTAATACCTAACTGTGTAGACCCAGACGACTGGAAAGAACCTAAACGTAATGAGGGAGACAAAGTTAGAATAGCTCTGGTTGGCTCTGTAACCTATTCTAAGGACTTCTCAAAGCTTAAAGGATATATTACTGAACTAGATAAAGACCCTCGTGTACAGCTCGTTATGTTCGGTCTAGACAGCAAGGAGAATCGTAAGAAGAATAAGTTAGTAGCTAAACTACACAAGAAAGAATATGAGTTCTGGGACACCTTAGAAAACCTAGAACATGTACCTTGGGTAGCAATGAAGGATTACGCCACAAAGTTAAACGACTTGAAACTAGATATAATGCTTATACCTAGGGCAGAGAATTATTTCAATAAGTGTAAGAGCAATGTGAAATTCTTGGAAGCATCCATGCTTGAAATTCCAGTAATAGCACAAAGCTTTAATACAAAAGATTCACCTTATGACTTTGATATAGATGGTGAGAATGGATTATTAGCAAACAGAGGAAAAGAGTGGAGAGAGCAAACGGAACTTTTAATAAGAGATAAAAATCTCAGAAGAAAAATAGGAAGAAAAGCGAAGGAATATGTTTTAAGTAATTACCACATAAAAGACCATGTGGATAAATACAAGAAACTGTTTAATTCACTAATATAATTATTATGGAAACAACAAGATATGAAAAGTTTACAAACAAGGAAGTGCAAGATTTGCTCGAAAGCAAAGCAACAATCATTGAAGAAGGTAACAAGTTGGTTGATGAGTATAAAGAATTGGAAGCGGAACTCGAGAAAAAAAACCAACAAGTCCAAAAAATTAAAGACCAACTAAGACCTTTAGTAGACCCATACATAGCTGGGTTTAACTTAGGTGAGTTTGAAGTACCAACAGAAGTCAAAGTAGTAGATGGAGAAATTGAGGTATCTATAGTAGACCAAATAGAATCTTACAAAGAATTACTACGTGAGAAAAAAGAGAAAGAATTAACAAAAGAAGATGGAACTAAAACAGATATCGACACTGACAAGGAGTCTGCTAAGGGAACTGCGTAACTCACTCTTTAGTGTTAAAGTAGAAAACTTACCAGAGACACAAAAGGTAGAAGTTGTCAACCCACAAGAGGCACAGGAAACTGTAGAGGTCTCTAACTTAATTGACGTTAGACCAGAACTTAAAGAGATTGTCAAGACTATAGAAGCTCAACTAGATAAGTTTGATAATACAGCACAAAAGAAAGATATAGTCAAGGCACTTAAAGACTTAAAGACTAAGCCTGTAAAAGACTTAACACCTGAAGTTATTAAAGGAATTGACAAATCTGTCAAACTATTGGAGAAGTTATCCACAGCTAAACCAGATTATAGCGAGATTGTAAAAGCACTAGACAAAGAAGATGATGATAAAGACCCCCTAGAAAAGTATGCTAGATTTGATGAGATAAAAACCTACTTCAACGAGAAACAATTAAAGGAGCTTAAAAACGCCATAAAGTCTATCAACACAAGTGGTGGTTCTTCTGGTGGAGCAATTAAGAATCAAGATGGACCAATTACTGCTGCAAATCCTTTACCTGTATCAGCTACTCTTAATGTAGGTGATATAGAAATAGGAGCTGTAGAACTTAAAGACCACGATGGGACAGATAGACTTGAAATTACAACAGCCAATGCAGCTAAAGTAGATGGTTCAGCAGTAACTCAACCTGTATCTGCTACAGCTTTACCATTACCAAGTGGAGCAGCAACAGCTATAAAGCAACTAGCAGACGACCACAATGTTCAAATATCAAATAAGCTGATACCAGAGAAATGGGATTATACTTCTCTAGCAGTAGATACACTAACTGATACTTGGACTTTTTATACAGGTGGAAGTGGTGGAACATTAGTTGCAACAGTCGTAATTACCTACACAGACGCAGCAAAAGGAACAATAAGTAATGTAGCGAAAACATAGTATGGCTATAACATTTAACCCCTTAGAGGGACAATTTGATATAATAGTAAAAGACCATCTTCTTTTTGATAACGTTGGAACAAACACACACTCACAAATAGATGACCATTTAGCTGACAACAGCCAAGCTCATTCTGATTACTTGATAAATAATGGAGATGATACTACTTCAGGTACTTTAACAGCAGCAGGATATAAAGTAGATGCCACACTAGACCACACTATTACAGACAACACAGATGATTTAGTTATTACTAATCCTAATGCTAATAAAGATATTATATTTAATGTCAATCGTGGTGGAACACCATTAGACCTTGTTACACTTGATTCTTCAGCTGGATTATTTAAGGTAACTGCTGGTGGTGGTATTTATGCATTGACTGGTCTATTTAATATTGGTGGAACAATGGCTGCTAGTTCTATTACGGGGATGGTAGGTATGAACCCAACTGTTACTGGTAATGGTATTTTGGTAGCTAATTTAGTTCAACCATCATATACAGGTAGTGTTACTAATATAGCTTTTTATATGAACCCTCAGCCTACTGGCACAGCACCTTTAAGTATAGAAACTATTAGGTCAGTGGCTGTGGCACACAGAACTAATGTAAATGATACTATTAAGGTTCTTACAGAACAAAACTTTGTAAGAGCATTTACTAATTTTGGTGTATCAGACAGTTCAACATTAGATTATGACCTTATAACATTTGGTGCAACTGCAAATGCAACTGAATTTGATCCTGGTGGAACTGGTAGTGTTCCAGTTTATGATGAAAAAATGATAAATCTTACAGGTGGAGTAGTTAGAAATATAATAGCTGGTGCTGGTTCTGGTAGTATGAATCAGGTAGGAATTAAAATGACAAGTTTTGGTACTAGGACTGGCTTAATAGCAGGAACAGATAGTTGTTATGCTTTATATGCAGATGGTGGAATATTCCATTTTCACGATAATGCTATATTAGAACTTGGTACTGGTGGAGATGCACATATATATTATAATGCTATAAATCTGGTTATAAATCCAAAGGTAGTTGGTAGTGGACACCTATTAGTAGATGGTGCTATAGCA